CATCATCTGCCGGGTGACCATGCCGCCGAAGGGCTGCGTCTGCATCCACTGCAGGGCGCCGGGGTCGATCCTGTCGCCCTCCACCACGTCGGTCTCCCAGTCCAAAAGCGCCTCTTTGTCAAGCCCGGCATTGCGGTCCACCAGCAGTCGGCCCTTGGAGGCCATGCGCAGGTTCATGTCGATGTAGGAGGCATAGCGGTTGACATAGCGCATCATGGGCGCAAGCTCCTGCACCATGCCGTCGCCCACGGGCAGACCCTCGATGGGCGTGTACACATCCAGCACAAAGGGATACTTGCCATGACGGTACACATCCGTGTGATGGCTCAGCACCGCACCTCCGGCCAGATAGGCCACGTTGACGGTATAGCGCCGCAGCTTTGCATCATACAGGCGGTACCAGTATTCGATCAGCATGGCGCGCTGCTCGTCGGCCGGACGGCTTTCCTCCTGCGCAGCCGCCACGCCCAGACCGCTGTATTCCGCCTCATCGCTGCCGATGAGGGAAAACTGGTCGGGATAGTGCTGTTCAAACCAGCTCATGGGATGCCAGCTCACCTTGAACACCGCGCGGCCATCCTGCAGGTTTTCCGCCGCAGGATCCCACAAAAAGGCCTCGATGGGCCATCGCACCAGCGCCACATTGCCTCTTCCGCCGTCCATGTCGCTGTCCCACGCCACCTGCGTAACCGACGTGCCCGTGCAGAAGCAGTCCTCCACCCTTCGGCGGTGCAGGCTTTCATACTGGTTCTGCGAAAGCACGAAGCGCACGATGTCCGTCAGATCCTCGGCCACATTTTCCATCTCCTTCGTCTCCGGCAGCATGACGGCCTCGGGCATGTTGTCCATCTGGTCGGCCACGCAGTTGTTGAAGGTGGATTTGAGCGTCTGCAATTGCAGGGTGCGCTTATCCTTGCGGCGTGAGGCTGTTTCCGCATCCTGGCGCGGATCCTGCAGAAGCAGAATGCTGCGCGCCTCCTTTGCCCGCTCGTGAATCTCCCGACAGCCGTCGCGCCAGATGCGCAGCCGCGCGTACGCTTCGTCGCACAGGCTTTTTTCATCCATGTTCATTTTTTTGCTCCTTTCCTTATCTCTCCCGGAACGGGTCAAACCCCTTCCGCTTTCCCTTGGGTTCCCGGCCTTTCACAGGCCGCGCCATGCAGAAGTAGCGCGTTTCATCATAGATGTGATCCTCGGCATCCGAATCCACATCCTCCACCGAGCGCGTGGAATACGGCAGTGCGGGCAGGGTGCGGATGAAGTCGCGGCAGGTGGAAAACACGTACAGCTTCGGCCTTCCCGCTTCGTCAAAGCGAAGCCGCTCATGCAGTTCCATCTTGCCGGAGAGGCGGTTGTTCTCGCCCGGACGGAAATATACGCCCGTCTTTCCGTCCCTCGGCTCCATCAGCTGGGCCACGCTGTCGCCCCTTGAACGGTCGAAGATGGCCGGATCGGCAATGCGGTCGATGCGAATGTTGTTCTCCTGCTCATAGCGCTCCCTTTCCAGAATCCCCTCGGCGATCTGCCTGGGCGTGAGCCTAAGTCCCACATTGGCGCGCCCCTTTTCACAGCCGTACCATTCCCGGTAGCGGTAGGCCTCGCCCGCGGGCGATACGGCCCACCAGCCCACGCTGAAGGGTTTGGCATAGCCATGGTCAAAGCTCATGTAGCGCGGCCACCAGTCCGGCAGTTCGAAAGGCTCCACCACATGCGTCCACAGCCGGTCGCGGTAGTGATCGGGACGGTCGGCCCATTCGGTGAACACCTGTCCTTCAAACGCGTTCCAGTCGCCGTAGAGCAGCGCGCGCCGAAGCGCCTCGGGCTTCTGCTCCAGCTGAAACAGGTAGTCCTCGCCGATGTACGGGTTTTCCGTCAGAAGGCTGGGGATGTACTGGGTGCGGTACAGCTTTCTGCGTCCTGTCTCGCGGCTTCTGACAACGCTTTCGCACATTTCCATGTAGGGCGCAGCGTCCACAAAACGCTTTTTCACCCACGCATGGCCAATGTCGCCCGGATTGGAGGTGGAGCGCACGCAGGGGCGCACCTTCAGGCTTTTCTTGGCGCGCAGGCGCGTTTTGAGAAAATCGTAGATTTCCTGTTCAAAGCTGGTTAGCTCGTCAAAGTACAGCCACTGGATTTCCACGCCCTTGTAGGCGTACATGTCCTGCATATGCTGGCAGGAGCGGAAATGGATGACCGACCGATTGGGCAGGACGATCTCGTGCCTTGCGCCGTTGTATTTGCCCAGCCCTTCGGGATAGCTGTCCCGCGCCTCGCGGATGACGGTGTCCTCCAGTTCGCCATAGGTGCGGCGGAACACGTACGCATGGGTTTTGGGATACTTGAGACAGCGCAGAAGCGCATCCATCACCACCGCCTTGCTCTTGCCGCCGCCTGCCGCGCCGCCGAAAAGCACCTCGTCGGCTTTGGAAGCATGAAACAGCTTCTGCTTGGGCGTGGGCGCATAGGCGATGCGGTATTCCTTCACCCGTCCGCCCCCTCAGGCCCATCCGGCATACCCAGTTCCGGCATGCCCTCGATGCGCACCACGATCTCGCGTTCCTCCTCCTTCATCACCGCATCGGCAAACAGGTCGATGAGTTCCTTGGCCGCCCTTTGGGAAACGGATTCATTCTCGCTCTCCATCTGGCTGGCCAGCTTGTCCACCGCGCCGCGAAACTGAGGACCTGCCATTTTCAGCACCGCTTCGCGGTGCGTTTGCATGGGTTCGTTTTTCTTTCGCGCCATCTTTCACATCCCTCCTCATGGCAGCAAAAAAGGAGAACGGCCATCGGCCATCCTCCCTGACTGTGTATTCGTTTTTGGACGATACCACAATACCACACAAAAACGTGAACTTCAATGTCCTCTTTTGTCCACATGCTTCTGCAGTCTTTCGAGAGCCTCGCTGTGCAGCTTGTGCACCCAGCGCAGCGTGTACTGCATTTTGTCTGCAATCTCCTCCCAACCCATGGAACACAGATAGCGCAGCTGCAGAACACTGCGGTGTCTGGGATCGGGCAGAATGGAAATCAGCCTTTCCGCCCGTTTGGTTTCCTGCATCAGCGCTTCGATGCGCTCCTTGAGCTCCCTGTGCACATCCACCATGGCCAGCACATTGTCCTCCACTTTGCTTCGGCGCGATGTGCCGCTCAGGCGCAGGGCGTCCGTGCGTCCGGTGGCGCGGGTGGCCATTTCACGGTACCGGCTGGCCCGTTCGCACAGCGTCTGTGCATAGCGGTAACGGTGGCGCACATCGCGCAGGTACGACCGCACATCCGTCATTTTTCCATCGGTCAAGGCGGAAGCATCTCCTCCTCTCATGTGCTTCACAATCTTCTCTTCATTCATCATTTGCTGCCGCTCCTCTCCGTATCGGATTTTCAAACGCGAACATGTGTTCGTATTTCGACGTGTACCGATTATAGATCGGAGCCCATGAATTGTCAATAGTGAATTTTTGTGTCTTTTTTCCATCAGAAAGCATTTGCATTCAATCGTCAAAGGTTGACAAGCATTTCACAACATCTTATAATAGATACGTTGGAAACCTCCGTCTGTTTGTCATACCCAAAAACGGGTCGTTCCGCAAGGACAGCAGGCGGACAGACGGCTTTCAAACATAAATCATTAGGAGGGAACCCCAATGGCCTTCAAAATGACCGTAGACGGCAACACTGCTGTCGGCCACGTTGCGTATGCGTTCAGCGATGTGGCAGCCATTTACCCCATCACCCCTTCCTCCCCCATGGCTGAAGTTGTTGACGAGTGGGCCGCCCGTGGCCAGAAGAACCTGTACGGCCAGTCCGTGCACGTCAGCGAAATGCAGTCCGAAGCCGGCGCCGCTGGTGCCGTGCACGGCAGCCTTGCCGCTGGTGCCATGACCACCACCTTCACCGCTTCCCAGGGTCTGCTGCTGATGATCCCCAACATGTACAAGATCAGCGGCGAGCTGCTGCCCAGCGTGTTCCACGTCAGCGCCCGCGCTCTGGCCGCTCACGCTCTGAACATCTTCGGCGATCACAGCGACGTTATGGCTTGCCGTCAGACCGGTTTTGCCATGCTCAGCTCCAACTCCGTTCAGGAAGCCATGGACCTGGCTGCTGTTGCCCATCTGGCCACCATCGAAAGCAGCGTTCCCTTCCTGCACTTCTTCGACGGCTTCCGCACCAGCCACGAAGTCCAGAAGATCGACGCCTTCGATTACGAAGAGCTGCGTCCCCTGGTCAACTTCGAGAAGGTTGAAGCCTTCCGCAAGAACGGCCTGAACCCCGAGCATCCCCACCAGGCCGGCACCGCTCAGAACCCTGACATCTACTTCCAGGGCCGTGAAGCTGCCAACAAGTACTACGAAGCCACCCCCGCCAT